TTTCGACAAAGTTTTGAGATGGTTTTATGAATTGGATTATCAATTTCGCACTGAGGATATTACTGTACGCCGCTTTGGTCCGGTCGGTGTCCAAGCGGAAATGCAATCGGTCCCACCCATACTTGTGGACACAAAATATACCTTTAAGTGGTATGGTTCTGAAGGTCAAAAATCGGCACAACAAATCCAGCAAATGATTTCTCTGCTTGGGGTTATTCAGAAGATTCCACCAGAACAAATGAACGGAAGTCGCGTAAACTCAACTCCAATCATAGAAGCCGCTTGCCTTGCTACTTTCGGACCCCGCATCGCTCCAACTGTTCTTATAAACGAACAGCACGATCTTACTGTTCCTCCACAAGAGGAAGACCAGTTAATGAACGCGGGTTTCCCTGTTATGGTTCACCCCGCAGACGATGATATTAAACATATGCAAATACACGCGCTTGCGGCTAAAATTACGGGTGATCCTAATGGTGAATATAAGATTCACATAGATAACCACATGAAACAATTGAGAAAAAAATCCCCACCGCCTCAGTCTCCCCCTGCGCCGATGGGTCCACCTCAACAAGGTGGTGGCGGTCCGCGTCCGGGAGCGCAAACTCAGGGTCCCAGTGGCCCTCAGAATCCTCCGGGCGCGGTCCGACCAGATCAAATGCCTATGAGAGCGCCCAATCAATAACAAATAATTTTGAGTTTAAATAGAACTATGTTATCATTAAATTAGGTGCAAAATCGCTTTACAGGCGTTACCTGTATTCGACTTGTAATCGTTAATTACAAATAAGGAACATAAAATGGCTGATCAAGAAGAAGACTCTCTCTTAGCAAGTCTTGCACAAGCGGCTTCGAGTGAAAAAACTAAAGAGGAAAAAGACTCTCCTGCGGAGGCAGAAGAAACTGAAGAACCGGAAGACGAAACTCAGTCTGAAGACGAAGTACAACAAGAACCTTCCGCTAAAAAGGAACAAGATGATACTGATGAAGAGGAAGAACAGCCTACAAGGGGACAAAGTCGTCATCAGAAGCTTGCTAATCAACTCAAAGAAGAACGCGAAGAACGCGCAAGAGAACGAAAAGAACGAGATGACCTAATTGCAGAGAAAGCTAGATATGCTGCCAAACTTGAACATTATGAGCAACAACAAATCGCAGGTCGGTCACAAGCAGACCGCAAAGCGGAACAGGACCGCCTTGCTTTGCTTGACCCCGCAGAACGTGCCGCTTATAACGCAGAACAAAAAGCGTCAAGTCTCGAACAGCGCCTTAACCGTTATGAAATTGAGAGACAAGATGACCGTGAACGGTCTGATTTTAGAGCAAAAGCCATTCACGACCCGCTTGTTGAAAAATACGCGGATCAAGTTGAACAAATGCGTCAAGATGATATTAAGAAACTCGGTGTCGCGGCCCCAAGGGACGCATATCTTAATTTCATTATTGGAGAAGCGGTCCGCAAAAACGCTGCAAGTAAGATTTCTTCAAAAAAGAAGTCTGCTGAAAAAAGAATCGACTCTGTTACGTCAAAACCAGTTGGTGCAAGGGGTGATGTAAAAGGGTCGAAAAGCGGCAAGACCGTTGAAGAACGGCTTGCTGGAGTATTAATCTAAACCGGTGGGATGGTCCTGCCGTTAAAACATAAATGGAGTCACTTTAATGGCTGAACTAAACCCCTCTTCTAATTTTTCTGCGGATATTAGTAATTTTATCCAAAAGAAAGTACAACCTCTTGTGCAACGTCAACTTGTGGCGTATCAATTCGGTGACCAACTGCGTCTTCCGAAAAACCGTGGTACTGTTTACACGGCTTCTCGTTACGACCGTATCCCGCTGCCAATCGCTCCCCTTGCTGAAGGTGTTCCTCCAGTCGGTGAAGCGCTTTCTCTGGCTCAAGTGTCGGCTACTGCCCAACAATGGGGAGATATCGTTACTATCCCAGACGTTGGTGACCTGACTATTGAACACCCCCTGTTCCAAGTGGCTATTGACCTTGTTGCTATGCAACAAATGGAAACCGTTGAGCGTAACACTTTTAACGCTCTCATGGCTGGTACTCAAATTAACTATGCCGGTTCCGTTGGTTCCCGTGCTGCGCTTGCAAACACGAACGTAATGACACCGCATGAAATTGACCGCATGGTTGGTGCTCTCCGCACTATCGGTGCTCCAGAATATCTGGGTCAAATGGAAGAAGATGCTAAAATCACAGCAGGTAAACCTTCTAAAGCTTCAGAAAGCCCCGCTGGTTATTCGCACTATGTTTCAATCATGCACCCGCTGGTTGAACAAGACATGCGTGAAAACTCAACGGTTGCTACGGCTTGGTCATACAGTGATATTAACAAACTGTATAACAATGAACTTGGTGTATGGGGCGGCGTAAGATTTACCCGTTCTAACATGGTTCCGACAATTACGGGTGCCGCTACAGTTGCTGCTTCCGCAGTAACTTCCGGTGGTAACCTTGCTGACGGTACATATTTTGTTGAACTGACTGAAGTTAATCCGATTTCGGGTTATGAAGTTGTGGTTCACCAAGTATCTAGCGGCGTTGTTCTCACAGGTGGTGGTGGTAACGGTTCTATTACTCTTACAACCCCTGCTGCTGCACAAGCCGGTAACCTGTTCCGCGTTTACGTTGACACGGTTAATCCTCCTCTGCACCTCGGTCTGTCACCTCAAGGTCCGACAAGTGGTTTGCTGCAAGGTCAAGCGGTTTCTATTCCTGCTTCGACCGCAACAACAATTACAGGTATCGGCGTAGCTCAAACGGCTCCCGCTGCTCCTGCAACCGGCGTTACCGTATTCCCGACCTTCATTATCGGTCGGAATGCTTACGGTATCGTAGCACTGGATGATGTTAAGTTTACTTACCTGCGTACAGCAGATAAACTTGACCCTCTCAACCAGTTGCGTATTGTTGGTTGGAAGATTTTCTATGGTACGATTATTCTTAACCAAAATTTCTTTGGGCGCATTGAGTCCGGCTCGGCGTTCTCTGCAACTTTCGGTTAGGAGTGAGTGTGAGGTATAGGGCGCACCCCCTATACCTCACATCTTTCTTTTTAAGGTGTGTTAAAAGGAGAATAAGGTGAAAAAAGAATCAGGCGATGACGGAAGAGGTCACACAAGCGAACGTGTGAGAGAAGATAAAGGCATTTCCGGAAGTTCCGGTAAATGTTGCGGTAAAGAAAACCAATCAGGTTATAAACTCGGAGGTTATAAAGCTTCTGGAGACTATAACGGCAAGAAAAAGGGGAAATAAAATGGCTAAAATACCAACAAAAGATACAAACACAGGTCTTCCTTCACTTTCAGATGAAGAAAAACTCAAAATTGAAGCAGAAGTAGCTGAAGAACTTGAAATTGAAGCTAAAGAAAAAGCGGAAGACGATTATCGTGCAAAAGCAAAGAAGGATGCTAAGAGAAAAGCGCTTCTTCGTGACGCAAAACCGGGTGACCCCGATGCAGATGGTCTTGTTCCGGTCTATTTGACGCTTCCAACCGGCGCTACAGAGTGTGTACGTCTTGACGGGGCAGCATATTACCCAAATAAGACACACTATGTCACTCCAGCGGTTAGGGCGGTCCTTCTTGACTGTATGGCTCGCGGTCAAGAACATGAAGACACTCTTAATGGTAAAACTTCTAAGGAAAATATTAACCGTAGACGCAATAACACTATCGCTAGAGTTTAATTTAACAAAAAAGGTGCAAAAATGACTCAAGAAGCTAAAAAAGAAGAAGTAGGATACGTTATTAACTTTGCCGCTAATCTGGGAAATGACCAACAACTTTCTGTGAGTGGTAATCTTCCAAAAGGTGCAACTCTTGAACTTATGAACGTGGAATTTGATAAACTGCGTTCTGCGTTTAATCGCCAACAAGCAAGGTCTGCTGCTATCGGAGCCGGTCAAGAGATTGAGAGATTGGTTCTTCGCCAAAAAGATGCGATTGATGACTTGGAAAAGGTCAACGCTCGCGCAGACGCAAAAGGTGGTTTGTCGGTTCAAGAGCGTCAACAAAGAGAATTGGCCGTTTCTACCGTTGAAAGAATGGCTAAAGATATCGAATATAAGCGTGGTGTGCATAAGCAACTACTTGAAGAATCAAAATAGACAGTATGCCTCTAACTAATGCCCAACTTATTGCCCGTGCCTGTACGATAGCCAAAGCTCCCGGTTATTCCGTACAGGCCGGTCAATACCTCAATATGATTCTCTCCGATCTTTGTCAAACATATGACTTCGACTTCACGAAAAAACAACAAATAATTCAGTTTACAAATGCTTTTAGTTACGATTTGAACGCAGACAATCTTCGCACCAAAGAAGTTTATTATCTCGTAAATGGGGAGCCATTTTATCTCTTTCAGATTCCGATTGAAACTTATCACACTTTGTTTGTCGGACCGGGAGTATCCAACTACCCCAATAAATTCGCGGTTGACGTTTCTCAAACTCCAAAACAGTTACTTCCGTATCCCCCTCCCTCGATTAGTCAAAGTGTCACGGTTCAATACTTTCCGCAAATGCCAGATATTGTTAACCCGCAAATTGATACTGGAATTTGCTGGTTTCCTAATCAGAAATATCTTGTTCACGCGATTGCAGCTATGCTCATGCTTGAAACAGATGATGAACGTCAACAATCGTTTGAACAGCAAGCAGACCGTATGTTAATGAAATTCCTTGATCTTACAGACGATAAAGAAGGTTATTCACGCACGATTAAACTTAGTCGCGAGCGCTTTCGGAGCGTGAATAATCAGCAACCTAACAAAGCCTTTCCGTTAGGATAATGCAACATGGCAACTCGCAAAGAACAGCCGTTTCGATTTAATCCTAGAAGTGTAGTAGACGCTCTTGACGGTGGTCAAGTACCTCCTGGTGGATTACAGGCTCTCACAGACCTTATCTTTGATCCTTCTAACCCTTTCACTTTTGAATGTCGCCCCGCCGCATTAAAAACATATAATTTCTCCGGATTAACAACTCCGGGGGTTGTATCCGTAGCCTACGTGATAGGTAATGTTGTATACGGAATGATCGGTTCCGGTTTGTTGGCTGGATATGACCAGCCATTCGCATATAACCTTAAAACAAACACGTTGGATACCGTATCCGGCACACAAGACGCAACAACGCTCCCGCAAACACAATCCACTTCCGGTGACTGGATACCAGCGACTATGGCGCTTGTCGGGGTTCTGCTTTATGTAACTCACCCCGGATTTGTCGGAGGCGCGGATGCATTCTTTGGATGGTTTGATACAACATCTCCAGACGCTCCAGTTTGGAATGCTGGTAATACCGGAACGAATCCCCTTCCTTCTGTACCGACCGCCGTGGCACAGTATAATAACCGCGCTTGGTTTGCTTGCGGTAATACTTTAGGATTCACAGACACCCTCGCCACAACCATTTCTGATGCAACAAACTTTATTGAAGTCGGAGATTCTGTTCCGATAACTGCGTTATGTCCGCAACCTATCACGACCAGCGTACAGGGGATTATACAAGCTCTAGTGGCGTTTAAACCGACCGTTATAGGTATGATAACAGGTGACGCAGTAACCAATGACCTTGCTTTAAATATCATTAGTAGTTCAGTTGGGACTACTGCCCCCAGAACCGTTACCGCTTTCCCTAAAGGTATTATTTTTATGGCGAACGATGGTGTCAGAACAATAAATCAACAAGGAACTTTGACAGACCCCTATCCAGACGTTAAGAACCCTTTTATTTTCGCAATCTTTTCATCGCGAGCGTCTGCGGGATATAATAATAATATATACAGAATATCAGTACAAAATGGACATATAAGCGGCAATCCTTTACAAGAATTCTGGTTTGATATTCGCAACAACGGATGGACCGGACCGCACACGTTTGTTCAAAGCATGTGCTGTCCATATGATGAAACGTTTATAGCTTTCGTCAATTCAATTACTCCCGCATTGTTTACTTCAGATGTTGTGCAAACATCATCTTCATCTTTTGTGGAAAATAGCGTTCCCATGAGTTTTGTGTATCAAACAGCACCATTATCAGATGA